GTGACGACCTTCACCAGCGACAACAGCGGCGCGTCGAACTTCACCGTTCATGTCCCAGCGGCGAATGATACGTTCGCGCTGCTGGCTGCTGCCCAGACCCTCACCAACAAGACCATCGCCTTTGCCTCGAATACGCTGACCGGCGTGGCGCCGCTCGCGTCGCCGACCTTCTCCGGCACCGTCACGATGCCGGATGCCGGCACCTGGGCCTCGGGCGGGATCTCGACCACCCAGCCGATCAGCGCGCTCACGCATGTCGTCACCTCGGGCAACGTCAATGCCCAGAGCGGCACGACCTACACCGTGGTCAATTCCGACAACGGCAAGACGATCACCTGCAACAACGCATCAGCGATCGCTGTGTCCGTAAATACAGGCCTGACCGCAGGCTTCTGGTGCCACATCATCCAGATCGGCGTCGGGCAGGTAACGGTCGGCGGCACTGCGACGCTGCATAGCTCCAATGGCCTCAAGACGCGCGCACAGTACAGCGTGCTGACGCTGGTCTATCAGGGCTCGACCGACACTTACGTGCTGGGCGGCGATAGCTCGACATGAGGAAGTTTCTTCTCGCCTCGACGATCGCGGCGCTGGCGCTTCCTGTCTCGCACCCAGCCCCCTATGTCTCACGCAACGGGCTGTTCGTTCCTGAAAAGAAGCTCGTTCAGCCCGCGCACATGCCTTTCGTGATCGGACCGCCGAAGCTCAGTGGTACGCGCACGATTGCCATCAGGAACCATGTCAGCTCGACAGGCACGACGATCAATCTGTCAGGCCTCGGTATCGCGGCGGGCGACTTTTGCGTCATCGCCAATCTCTGTTCTGATGACACGACGACGCCGACCAGTGTGGTGCCGTCCGGTTTCACGCAGCTCAGCACGACGGACACCGGCACAGGTTTCGGACAACATCAGCGCTTCAATTTCTTCTTCAAGGTGCTGACCGGTAGCGAGACCACGCTTTCGGTCATGTCGGGCAATCAGGCCGAGGACGCGCTCGCCGTCATCTGGTCGAAGTCGAGCGGCACCTGGGGCACACCGGCAAGCGTAGTCAATGCTTCCGATCTCTCGGGCGCCACGACCCCGGCCAATCAGACCATCACCGCAGGCAGCGGCACCGCGCCGCTCCTTGTCGTAGGCATCAACACTGTCTTCATCAATTCGCCGACCGGTGTGGTGAACCTCGTGATGTCGCCCACGGCCGACGCTTCGTTCACATCACCTCAGTACACGTCGATTGGTTATAAGATCTATCCCTCGAGCCCGGCCAACAATACGATCTCGAGCACCAGCGGCAGCTCGACCGTGCTGGCTGGATTTTACGTGCAGCTCGGGCCATGATGGCCTGAACGAGGAGGCTTCATGACCAACCCGACCCCGCCTGTGCCGCCGCAGGGCCCACCCGCTATTCCGCAGGATTATGTGATTTCGATCGCGCTTTCGGTGGCGCAGATCAACTACGTCCTGGGCTGCCTTGGCCAACGGCCGCATGTCGAGGTCCAGCAGCTGATCGATTCAATCCGCGGCCAGGGCGACATGGCACTTGCAGCGGCAGGCTATGGCCCCAATGCCAAGCCGCCCGGCACGCCTCCGGCGCCGCCGTCCGAAGATCCGCCCGGATCCAATTCGCCCGACAAAGCCGCTGACAGCAAGGATCCGCCGCGCAAGACGGGTGCGAGGCGTCATTGATCAATCCGCAGCAGCTGCTGGATTGCGTCATCTATCCGGTTCTCAACCGGCTCAGCCTGCCGAGTGATCTTCCCAGCAAAGGCCTCGCGGCAGCGCAGCTGCTGCTCGGCACGGCGATGCAGGAGAGCGAGTGCGGGACGTGGCTCACCCAGATTTCGGGCCCCGCGCGCGGGATCTGGCAGATGGAGCCTGTGACGCTGCAAAGTCACCTCGATTGGCTAGATGACCGAAACGACCTGTTCCTGGTCGCCGTCACCAATCTAACGATGCCGCTGAAACCTCTCGCGGTGCAGCTCGAAGGTAACCTCTATTTCGCCTGCGCGATGGCGCGAATCCATTACTACCGGGTGGCTGCTCCGTTGCCCGCCGTCGACGACACGCTCGCGCAAGCCCACTACTACAAGCAGTATTACAACACGCCCGCAGGCGCCGCGACCGTCACCCAGTACATGCAGAACTGGACGATCGTGTCCAAGGAGATCAGCCGCTGGGCCTAAGGGCTTTTTTCTGGTATTGGCTCTCGCACTATTCCGCGGGGGCGGCGTATGAAGGTCAATCTCGACGTCATCAAGTCGCTATTGCTCGACGTGCCGGTCGGGATTGGCCTTCTCGCTGGGCTCCTCAGCGCCATCGGTCTTGGCTCCGCACAAGTTGGATATGTTACCGGCATCGTGGTCGCAGCCGCGGCGCTCGGTGTGTTCGTCATCGGGGCGATCAAGCGCACATCGGATCAGACCGACACGGGCAAGGCTGCGAGCTTCGACAAGCTCGATGATGCAGGACAGCAGGCTGTTCTCGATCGAGTGTCGAATGACACCCTGAACCGTCTCGCCGACCGGCTACCCGAAGAGATCAAGGTCAATGCCGTCCAGCAGCTCCCCGACGTCAAGCAAGTCGTCATTTCCGACACCCCATCGAACGGCCTGAAGACACTGGCCGACGATCCGACCGTCACCAAGGTTGTGACGGAGAGCCAAGCGAAGGTCGCATGAAGCGCGGCTATGGCTGGAAGCCGGATCGCAAGGGCGTCGACGATCCCAAGTTCAAGGCCTCGTGGTTCTCACCAGCGCGTTACATGCCGCTGTCGTTGATGCCCGATGACCTCAATCTCCGGCAATGGGCGCCGCCGATCTTCGACCAGGGCCTGTACGGCACCTGCACCTGCAATGCGGTCCCCGAGTTGCTCGAGTACAACATGATCGTGAATGGGCTCCCGCCCACGATCCTGTCCCGCGCGTGGCTCTACACCCTCTCTGGCGAACTGGAAGGCGACACCTCAGACGTCGGCCGTCAGCTGCGCGACGTCGTGGCCGTGGCCGCCCAGCAAGGCGTCGTAGCGGAGGAAATCTGGCCGTACAGCAACGTCTTGCAGCCGATCGACAGATCCCTCAAGGCACCGCGGATCTTCGCCTCCGACTTCGGCAAGGTCGAGAGCACGGTCCCGGCGATGTGCACGGCCCTGATGGTCGGCCGACCGTTCTGCATCGGTATTCCGGTCTACCCGCAATTCGAGAGCGATGAGGCAGCCGAGACCGGCAACATCACCATGCCGACCTGGGGTCAGACGCCGGTCGGCCAGCACGCCATGTCGGTGTTCAGGATCCAGCGCCGGGCTGAACAGGCTTCAGGGCCTAATTCCTGGGGTGAGGGCTGGGGTGATCGAGGCTGGTTCAAGCTGCCCCTCGACTATCTCGTCAAGCATGCCAGCGATTGCTGGACGGTACGCAGCAACACGGAGAGCGCCAATGCTACGTCGTAGTTTCCTCCTCGGCAGCACCGCGCTCGCGGGCTGCGCGACCTTCAGCGCCAACTTCAAGCAGGGCATCACCGATGCTCTCAATCTGGCCAATGGTCTCGAGACCATGCTGGCCAATCTGGGTCCGCTCAACATCGTTGGATCCGACCTCCTGGCGCAGATCGGCACCTACGTCGCCGACATCAAGGGCTTTGCCTCCTCGCTGCAGGGCTCGTGGAGCGACACCTCGGCGGCGCCCCTGGTCCAGCAGATCGAGGACACCTTCAACAAGATCCTAGCGGCGCTGGGCTCGGTCCCGCTGCCGCCGCCGATCAGCACCATCGTGGCCGCCGCCCAGGTCATCATCCCGTTCATCGAGGCCGCGGTCGGTCTCGTGATCCCCGCCTCCCAGGCACGCGCCAAGGCGGTCGGCATGTCGGTCGATCAGGCCCGTCAGATCCTGTCGAACGCGGCGACCCAGCGGAAGTAATGCCTGCTTAGCTCCTTGCGCTGCTGGGCGTGGTAGGGGATTTTCTATGGAAGCTCATCCGCCGGCCCAAGCCGGCGGATGACCCTCTCGGCAGAGTGAGAGCCGCCACCGAGGCGGCGAAAAAGGTCGACCCCTCGCAGGAGGCGATCCGTGCCGATGAGGATAATCTTGATGGGCCTAACGCTCGTCCTCGCTAGTTGCGCCGCCCAGGCGCCGCGGCCCAGCGCATCGAAGCTCGATGCTGGATGTGAGGCTATGCGGCCGTTCATGCCCATCAAGTTCCACGGCAACGACGACACCGCTTCCACGATCGGTCAGGTCCGCAATGCCAATGCTGCGTTCAGGAGCGCGTGTCCCTAATGGTCGTCGGCCTCGACTACAATTCCTACCAGACGGTCATGGCGACGCTTGCCGTCACCCAGACCTCTGATCCGAACTTCCAGTCGATCCTCTCGAGCATGATCGACAATGCCGAGCTTCGGATCTGCCAGGACCTCGACATGTTGGCCAACCAGCAGCCCAACACGTCGTTCTCGACCATGCCGCTCAGACAGGCCGTGAATGTACCTGTAGGTACTTTCGTCACGATTGAGAACGTGAACGTGCTGACGCCCTCAGGCACGACCAACCCCGACTTCGGCAAGCGCAATCCCTGCACGCCTGTGTCGAAGGAGGTGCTGCAGTTCCTGCATCCTGACAACACCGACAATGGCGTGCCGAACAAGGTCGCGGTATTGGGCCAGTTCCAGCTCCTGTTCGGGCCGTTCCCCAACCTTGCCTATGGTCTCGAGATCATCGGCACGAC